ATACTAGCTATCGTTAGCTGTGTCTTTTTGATTAATCTGGATTGTAGCATTGTCAGAAGTAATATCAAGATTAATTACAGCATTTGGTGATGAACACGCAACTCCTGCACCAGTGGCACAAGTACCACTAATTTGGTTAATATCAATATCCCCACTATCACCATTCCACTCTACAGTCAATGATTGTGAACCATCATTCTGTAGTGTATTAATGTTATTACTATCTCCAGTAATATCAAAGTTCCAAGTAATATCATCAGATTCAAAATCCAAGTCAAATACGTTAGAACTACCAAGTAATGTTAAATCCGCATCAAGTCTTTCAGCACTATAAACGTAACCTTGATCAATATTAAAGGTGTTAGAATCACCTGTTATACCAAAGTTATAATTAGAATCATCTGCACTACCGATATATCC